TTGAGGTATGCGCCGTGATGACTTGGAAAATGTTGTTGGTGGTGGTGTCCTTTGCAATGTCTCGCACAAAATACACGGTGCTGGCTGCCCAGTTGCCACGGTTGGTGCCCAAGGTTTCACCCAAAGTTGGGTTGCCGATAGAGTCAAAACCCAACGTCTTGTTGGCTCGCAGTGATGCAAGCGGCAAGGTCATGTTGATGCTGGTCGGGTCGGTCTGTGGTGCAGTCAGCGCCCTAGTCAAGCCTTCAGCATTTTGCTGGGCAAAGATGGTCTGCTGATCCAACTCATCATTGAGCGTGTTGGCAAAGAAGTCACCACCGGTTGTGAAGTCGGTTGCCCTAGCAATGGTGCGGTTGCCAACAATAGCGTATTGGGTTGGCGAGGTTGGTGTCAGCGCCAAGCCCGTGGCCGTGATGGTCACCGAGCCGGTGCCGTTGGCGTTGATGACCACCGTGTAGTGGGTGGTCAGCGTCAGCAGTACATCGTCCTTGAACACAGCAATGTCAGTGTTGGCCAGAATTTCAAAGGTAAACGCATAGGGGCCTGCGCCACCAGTGCCACTGGGTGCGTAGACTGTTCGACGGGTTACGTTGCTAATTGGGATGGCCATGATTTAATCCTTACTTATGGAAATTGTACGGTTTTAATTGGGTTTATAAAAGAGGCCGCGAGACTTTTGTAGCTCTTTAAGCTCATCAATTTTGGCCTGCAATTGCGGAAATTCTGACTTGAGCTGGCTGGTGGCCATGGCCATATACTCGGAATGTCTATTCTGGACCGTCTTTTGCTGGTCATCCAGCGATAACAAGTCAAAGCCCGGCATTTGCATGACAGTCAAGATTGCTTCTTTTGATGGCAGCTCTTTGCCATAAATGGTCAGCAATCGGTTGTACTGGAATGCATCTATCTCCACGCCATCAACCTTGTAGTCAGGCATGCCAACTGGCGATCCAAGCCGAACCAACGCATCATCCACCTCAGAGAATTTCTCTGGTGTCACGCGGGTTGGCAGCACCATCTCGTAAGCTGATCCAGTGCCTGACTTGGTTGCATCACCCCACAGGTTTAAAGTGTCTGGAAGGTCAGCGTTGAAGTACGGCAGCCTGGACTTGTATTTGTTGAAGGCTTCCACAAAGCCACGCACACCCATGGGCAGATCGGGGCTGGCGCGGGTGTTTTTGTTGGTTGGATCTGACAGGCGCTCAATGCCAGCCAGCAGCGAGCTGTAGGCACCAGCTGGTGACCCACCGATTACAAACCCACCGTATTGCTTGGCCAAGCCATCAACAATCTTTTTGCCATCAACTGCGCCTTGCTGGTTGGTGCCAATGAGCTTGGCCACATCAGCAATACCTTGCAGGTATGGTTGCTCTTTTAGGTACTCATAAAGACCGTATGTGGCACCAAGAAAAACTTCCTCGATCTTACTGGCATCAGTTTCATATTTTGCGTATTCAGCATAGTCAGCCGCAATGGCCATAAATGCTGACATTGGCTCCATGCCACCATAGCTGTAGTAGCTGTCACCAATTTTTATGGAGTAAGGTGTTTTGCCATCACGCAACAAAGCATCACGGTCAGCCTTGCGCTCTGGTCCCCGGCCAGTGATCTTTCCTTCTGCAGCCAAAGCAGCATACGTGGCCAACATAGCAGACCCAAGGGTTACCTTGGCCAAGGCCATGTCGCGGTACACGCCACCCTTGGCTATCTCCTCACGCCACTGAGATGACAGCGGTGCAAATGGTGTGCGCTCAATGACCTGCAAACCAATGTTGGCAGGAGTCTTAAAGAACGGCACCACCACTTTTAGAATTGGGCTATTAAATGTTTGCTGCAGCTGCTTTAGGGCTGGTGGCAAATCAGCAGTAAATGTTCCCTTTTGAGCAAACAGTGTTGCCGCCTCATCCAGATCGCGTGGTGGATTCTGGAATAAGTTTAGAACTTCAGCTTCAGACTTTGCCAGCGCGTCAGCTTCTGGCATGCCAGAATCAATGGCCTCTCTGTACACAGATTTACCGCGCCGGGTGATCTGAGTGTTCATCTCCATACGATAAAGCACACCCTTAAAGAACTCATCTTCAGCCATCAACGCTCTGCCGGGAAGAGTAACAGCAGTGCCATAGTAGTCAATGGCTTTGCCAAGCCACTTATCTTGCTCAATACCAAAGGCAGCAGAGCTTATGGGTGGCAATTCAGTTCCGCGTTGCGCCTCGATCTTGCTCATCAAGTCACTGGGCTGGTTTTTCTTAAACGCAGTGGAAGCCAGATCAAAGCCCTCCATTATTCCATTGCGTAATGATTGGACCAATGTCAGTGCCTCGTCATACGCGATCTTATCGGAAGCACTACCCGGCAACAATGCATTCCATGAGCGAACACCTTGCGGTAAGGTATTGCTGTAGAAAGATGCAATCAAGCGTTCAGGTATTTGGTACACACCAAACATGGTATTTCCAAATATGTTCTTGGCATGCGATACAGGGCTGGACAATAGGCCATTGATGTAGGTTGTAAACCACACATCCTTAACGCCAGACATCATTGACTTGTCAATCATCTTGTTTTGCTCTGCTCTGGTCTCAAGTGATAGGTAAGACTTGGCCATGTCAGACAGAGCCGCGTCACCGCCGTACTCATCAATGACTTGGCGCACGACAGCAGCGTTGCCATCACGCGGGATGCGGAACACGGCCAGCGCTCTGGCGGTCTCGCTCTGGATACCCTTAACGCCGCGTTGGATCAAGCCATGAAAGGCAATTTGCTGGCGCAGGACCAGCTTGTCCACATCAGTGGCCGCTCCACTGTTAACTAGCTTAAACAGGCGATCCAGCTCGTTGGCGCTGGACTCTAGCACCTCAAGCGCTTTGTAAGTTTCTACCGCGTTGGCCATCATCTTGCCATCATTGCCAATCAAGCGAGACAGGAAGTTTTCAGAGATGCCCTGCTCTGCTGCCTTGTCTTTGATCTCTTGGAATGTCACTGCCTTGGTTTTGATATTCAAGGCATCGGCCACGCCACCCACAATAGCAGCTGCGTCTTCTGTCTGGTAGCGGCCAAGGTTGAATGGCTCCACAGCAATGCCAGCTGCAGCCTCTTCTGCAGATACTGATGGCTTGCCTTGGGTAATGCCAAAGGTTTGCCTGCGGCTGACAGCCCGGCCAACCTCATCAGTTAAAAGTTGGTCAGCCTCTGGGATCAATTTGAATCGTCCAGCCTTGGCAGCTTCCGGCAGCGTACCTTCAGCTGCACGCGCAGCTTCTGGCACCAAAGCACGTTCTGCCTTTGGCGCTTGCTTTGTAATGAACTTGCGGAGTGCTGCGTCTACAGGCCCGGCGATCTGCACACCCCCAGTCATGCTTGGAGTGCCAGACTCATCTGTGACTACAGGCTCTGCAGGCACCTCTACAGCGCCCGGCAGCGGCTGCAATGCAATGTCTTCAAGTGGTGTTGCTGGAGCTGCGCTAGGCAGGATCTGGCCTAGTCGTTGGTCAAGGGATTTCTGTTCAATGGCCATTATTCAGCTCCTTTTACTAGAGCGCTACGGCCCCCGGTTACGTTTGCTGGGGTTGCTGCTGGTTGAGCTGGCGCAACTTGTCCGAGGCTGACTGTATCCCTTGCTCCTCCTGTGCCTTGCGGTTCTGCTGCAACTTGACCCGCATTGCTGCGGCCTCTAGCTCCAGCGAGCTCGGCATCGGTGAAGGGGATGCCTCTGGTGTTAAGTAGGGTTTTTGCTCCATCTGAGAAACTCTCCGATCTGGCTGATTTAATGCCTAAATTATAGTACAAGCTCTGCTCGTAGTACCAAAGAACAGCTTGGTTTGCCTGCTCATCCAAGCTCATATTGTTGGCTACCGAGCGGTTCCAAATTTTCATTACAGAACGCTCAGACTCATTGCGAGGAGAATCAACAAGACCCTGCTCACTCACATTGCCAGAAGTCAATGTTCCGGTGTGTCGGTTGTAGGTTCTTGTAAACCATTTGTCGGCGGTTGTTTCCTTGATGCCGTTAAGATTTAAGAAGAATGCGCCGCCTTTTTCACCCATGATGAAAGAGCCCATCTTCATATCGTTTGCCTTGCCGGGAATGCTTGGTGATTTATACAAACCAGAGGCTTCCTTCATACTGACAATTTCTTTGACTGTATGTGGTGTCAGCAACCATTCGGAATAGCCATCCATCCCCATCTTGTTGATCATAAATTGGTGCAGATTAAGTTGCTGCTCCATGATCGGCCCAGTAGTGCCTCCCCACAATTTACCGTTTTCTGGGTTTTTTGCTGGAATTTTTCCAGTTTTCATTAAGTCTTCTGTTATTCGCATTGCAACAGACCAGTTCTCAGACGCTCGCTTGTTGTAGCTGGTTGATGCCGCAAAGGCTGTAGCCATTACACGCAATGGCTCATCAGTTGCAAGCTCTGGAACAATTTTTGCACCCAAAGCAAACGCTTGAAATACATCGTCTTCGTACCATGTTGCTCCACTAATTGGTTGCGACATTTGGTATTCAGCTTCAGCGGTAGCTGAGTCAACCATTTTGACCAAATCTTTTGGCTTTGTTGGATCTAGCGTTTTACCCTTGTTTAAGGCAAGCTGCGACTTCTCCAAAACCACGCCAATGTCAGCAACTGTCAAGACACCTTTTTCGCCAGTGCCTTGAATTTCTGGTTTTGCCAAGCGCAAGGCCACAGACGGAGCGCGTTGTGCTTGCGGCAAATAAACGCTCAATGCTGAATCATTGGCAACTATGTCAACAGCTTTTGGCAGCTCAATTTTTGGATTAAATTTTGAGGGCTCAACAATGTTTAACCCCCGAATTGGTACCCCACCTCGCTCCATAATGTTTGCGGCCATCTCACCAGCTTTTGGTGCCAATGCTTTACCAGCACTAAGCATTCCTTTTGCAACAGGAACCACGTTGAATGCAGCATCCATTGCAGCAAGTGATGCGTCATCGGTCATTTGTCTTGCAAAGCCAGTGCCGCGAGTCAATGATTGACCAGTGCCTGCTTGCTGCAATGCCATTGGTGTACCTTGCCACTCAGGCTCACCAAGTACGCTGCGCGAACCAGCTTTTGCTGTTCCAACAAATGGCACAAAATCTGACAAGCTAATAGTTCCAAGAAGTGGCACATCAACTTGGCCAAGACTATCCAAGAAGCGCCCAGCCTGCTCAAGGCCAATGCCGGAATTTTGCAAAGCCTTCTCAAATGTAGATTGCTCAACAGCTTTAATTGAGTCAGGGTTGTATCCTGTGTAAGCACGTTCTGGCAAACGATTGGCGCCAACCTCGGCCAGCTGGATGTCACCCGGCATGGTGCCCATGGCTCCACTCTGTTCTGGCATTACAGGGGCTGGCGGCTCATCAGGGAACTGAAGCGCAGTTAAGGCCGACAGGTACTTGTCTTCAATAGAGCTGTAAGCCATTTTTAATTCCTACCTTCTGCACGTTTTAAGAGTTTCTCTAACTCATTAATGTCTCGCAACTTCTGAGCATCATTGCCTGCCTTTTGACGCAGGGCTGGCAAGTTGTCGCGGGTAACCGGGCCAGTGATCCAGCTACGCCCATTCTTGTAGGTGCCATCAGCATTCTTTGCAAACTCATCAATACGTTTCTGAGCTGCCTTTGCGTCTTCACTGTTGCGGCGTTTAAGCAAATTGTCTTCAAGCTCAATCAAGATTTGGCGTGGTGTCAATGTTTTACCCTCACCGGCAGCTTTTGCTTGAATTTGCAACGCCTCTGCCTGCAGCTCTGATCTACGTTTGAACTCTTCACCCTTTGGATCAAGGACCACTACGCTGCCGGGTATCACAGGAATACCTGCAAGCTGGGAGATCCCGCGATCAAGTGTTGAGCTGTCTCTGCGATCCTCAGTTTGCAGCAGCCTCAGAGCTGCTACAGCTTCCTTGCCTGTAATGCCTTTGCCGACAAGACCCCAGATCTGATCTGGTTGAGTGATGGTGTTGTTGTAAATGCCGGACAATAAATTAAAGTTGACCGCTGCATTACCTTCACCGCTTGGTGCCAGTAGATCTTTAAGCGTGCCAATAGGAATAGATCCTTCTGGCAGTGCTGTAAGTTGCGAAATAAGCTGCTTCTTTTTGGGACTACCGTCAGGCAAAGGAAAGATTTGCTCAAGCAAGTTAACTGCTGCAGCTTCACCTTCACGCTTGATAGCTGCACGCTTTTCGTCTGCAAGTGATTTGCGAGTATTAACGGCCACCATAAAGTTGGCGGTCACCTTGGCCACAGAATCAAAGTCATTGACAATCATGGACTGTAGGACCGGGCTCATCTTGCCAGCACTGCCAGCACGAATGTTGGCCAGTGTCTTCTCTGGGTCCATCATGTTGGCATCTGACATCAGCTCTTTGGTCACCGCGTTAACTTTTGCAGTACGCAGTGCCAACTCAAATTTTGTGCTGTATTCCTTTTGAAGCGCAGAATCACCCAATATCATTGACTGGGTTGTTACGTTTTTACGGAATATATCTGCAAGTTCATCTACAGATCTAGTTTGCCCAGTCGAATCTACAAAGTTTCCTTGAGATATTGTGGCCTCAAGAAGTCGGGTTCCATTATCAAAATCAGCATCAAACGCGGCTATACGCTTGGCCTTATCTCGCTTTAACTCTGCGCTGTATGCAGCATTAAGGACGGTATTGCCATGGGTGGCCATTGTTGCGCGGAACTTAATACTAGCTTCAGCGTCAACACTAGACAGGGATTTTGAGTATCCATCTGTCATTGTCTTTATTTTTGTACTGACTTGCTCGGATGACGCTTTGCCTGCCTCAACGTCAACCAGCAACTTGGCCAACTCATTTCGACCTTCCATTTCAAAGTGGCCAGACAATTCAAAGCTGCGAGCCTTGGCCACAGCCTGCTCAAATATATTTTGAGTACCAGCCCTACCAAGCCCAAGACCTGTAACAACACCATTTTTTGCCAGCTCAACTTGCTCTTGGCTGATTGGGTTGCTGGCCACAAATTGCAAGCCCTCTTCTTTTCTCATGATTGCTGCATCTGCAAACGCACTGGCGCTCATGCGGTCAAGGATCTGAGCCATAGTCCCAGCTGCTTGAGCTTCTGCACGCGGTCCAACGTAGTCAATCTGCTGCTGTTGCACTTGCACTATTGGCGCATTGCCAACAGAGCGCACTTGCATTTGGCCTGATTCAATTCGTGTTGCCATTACATAGCCTTCAAAAATGTAGGTACAGCCTTGGCCAAAGTTGCATTGGCCAACAAGCCACCGGTCATTCTGGCAGCAGTAGAAGCCTGCGTGTATTGACCAGCTTGACGTTGAGCTGTAAATCTGTTCAAGTAATTCTGATACTCAGTAGACTGCAGCATGGCACTTGCATCTTCAAAACCCATGACCCGCGCAGTCAACGCATTGAGATCAGAGATCCCAACATCACGCATGGTGGCGGCTACGTTTTCGCGCTGGATGCCAAGGTTTGATCCCTCACCAACAACCACTCCACTTGCAGCCGCTCTGGCGCGAACAGACGCATTGGTAGCACGCATGCTCTTCAACAGCGTATTGCCAGCAATCTGGTAGTTCTGCGCCTCAATCTCAGCTCGCTTGATAGTACGGCCAGCTTGAATGGTGGCGTACTGCTCAGACATGTCTGCTCGGACCTCTGCCACGGCCAGCGTATCTCGCGCCTGCAATAGGTAGCTTGTCTGCGTGTTAATTGCTTGAGCCTGCTGTGCTTGAGATGCAGCATAGGCATCAAGTAAACCTGCGCCTGCTGTTACTTGTCCAGGTGTTATTGCCATGTCATGTTCCTGAGAAAACAGCCACTCGGTAATCTAGGCCAAGCAAGTTCATCTTGAGCGGCAGATCTTGGGACAGCTCAATAGACTGCTCGCGGCTGTAGCCAAGCACCCCATTGACGCGCTTGATCCCGGTGAATTCTGGCACTGGATCATCAAGTAGCGGGTTGTCAAACAAGCGGAACGCCACCGGCTGGTTGTTGATAATCAGGTTCTGGGTCTTGTTGACCACAGCGCTGATCTCGACAATGCGCTTCTTAAACGACACCCGGCTGCCGGTCTGTAGCTTGACCTCGGCAGGCATGGTCTTGATGTACACAGTGATGGGCAAGCCAACCTCGTAGCTGGTGGTGCTGGCCCTGTCAAAGGTTACCGAGCCGCCACCGCTCACGGTCTCGTTGCCTTGCGGTGAACCGTCTGTGATCACATTCAGCGCCTTGGCCACATGAGGCAGGCTACTGGCGCTGGCTGCAACACCTCCGACAAAGGCACAGTCTGTAAAGAACTCGTAGCCAAACATCTCAATAAAGTACCGGTCAACGCTGTTGAATGTGCGCTTGGTCACCGCATAAATCGTATTGACATCCACGCCCACATCAATGAACTGGCCATCGGTGATGAACTCGCTGGGGCTGGTGACCTGCTGGCTACGCATGATGCTGAAGGCTGCAATGCTGCCATCATCTGTGTTTGTCATCAGCAACAGATCAGCCTCTTCTGTGCTTGATGCTTTACGCAAGGCGACCCGTTGCGGCCCCTTGAGCAAATGCCCGGACAGCAGCGAGATGCGCTGGGTGATGTAGGTCAACTGGGTGTCGCTAAAAATAAACTCGTTGAGCGACTTGCCTTGGCGCTGAATGTAAATTGAGCCACTGTCCACCGACTGCACTCGGGTGCCGGGCTTAATGCCGTTGCGGCTCACATTTTTAAATGTAAAGGTCAGCGGAGTAACTGGGTCACTGCCAGCCTGTGGAATAAAGAATTCACCGCCAGTAGTGAACACTTGAAAGTCACGGCCAGAAATAATATCGGTGATCACGTTCAGGTCGTTGGTGTCCAATGTGGCCTCGACCGCATCATCATCCAGCGACTCGGTTGGCACAAAGTCAAAGAACAAGCCGATCTTGGAGCCCCATATTGTGGATGGGCGCGACTTGCTGCCACCAAAGTACAGACGGCCTTCATGAAAAGTCACTGTGCGTGGCCAGCCCTTGGTGCTCGACCAGACATCTACATAGCCGTGCTCAAGCTCCCAGCGGCCTGCGTCAATGGTAGTTGTGTTAAAAAACGGGTACTCGGTCACCACCTCTACCACTGTGGCTGATACATACCGCACAATCTTTGCGCGGCCCTGTGGCTGCACATTGATGTACTGATTGGCAGACAGAGCCGAAAATGTGGTTGTGGTGTAGGTGCTTGTGTTGTTTGGTGTGACGGTAAAAGCCTCACCCACTGTGGCCACCTTGGTGCTGCCGACATAGTCCTCAATCAAGCGCGTTTGGCCAGAGCCTGTGCCGCCTGTGATGTTGACGTACATGCCAACATATATGTCATCTGTTGCACTTGCTGTAGATTTGAGCGTTATTGTTGTGCTGGTGCCAGCTTGCGCTGTGCCAGAGTCATGGTGTGTGGTAGATGCCGTGAGAGTCACATTACCAGACACGGCTGACGGGGTTAGGGTTGAGCTGGTATTGGTATGAGAATCAATGTCAAAGGCATACTTTGGTATTGAGTCAAACGCAATGTCTGTGGCCGTCCATGTGGTGTCACTGGTGCGGGTAATGCGAACAGGGTTTAAGTCAGGATGCACTGCGATCAGAGTGTCGGCAGACTGAGTCCAGCACATATCGTCAACAATACTTGACCCAATGGTGGTGGTCAGAAAGCTGTTGCCGGTGCCGTTGATGTTGGTTTGCACCACGCCATTTTTGATGACATGCATGCGGTTGTGGGTAAAGCACAGCATGTAGCTGTCAGTGACTGAGAACTGAAACGACACCAGCCGCACGCCATTGGCCGCGCTTGGGGTACTGCTGTTTGGTAGCTCAAAGATATGCTTGGTGCCGGGCCTACGGCGCAGACCGCCTTGGGGCTGGATCAATACGTTGGTGGCCTTGGCCAAAGCATTGTTGTAGGCAGCCAAATCAACCCGCGCACGTAGCAGGGGATCGAGCTCCCCTGTAGCAAAGTTGGTGGTGAACTCGACAAAGCGTGGCATCAGTTTCTCACTGCAATCAAGCTGTAGTCTTCAATGACTCGCACCGGATTGTTCTGGCCATCAATCTGGGCGGCAGTGCGGAAATAGCCGCCACGGCCATTCTCGCTAACGTCTCCGGTGGCCACTCGCTGCCACTTGGCCGACTTGTCTTGCTGCTCGGTCACGGTCTCGGCAATGTGCCATGCAACCATGTACTTGAGCAATTGCACAAAGTATTGCGGCATCGCAAACTCTGGCACGCTAAATTGATAGTCAATAAAGACTTCGGGCTGATTGGTCAGGAGCTTATCGCCTTGGATCTCCCAATCCTGCCGTGGGCGAGCGCCGGGCTGCGCGGTCTCATAGACGGCCCGGGGGCTGGCGAGTCGGTCACCCGGCAGTTGGTATTCATACAGCCACACACTATTTGGGGTGGTGATCAGCTTTGCAAGCTGCACCTTCTTCATGCCGAATGTCCATGGGTACATGACCAGGGTGGAATCACGGATGTCGGGATACAGGCGGTCACAAACACTTGACGCATCCGTGCCATCATTGAAAGATGATATTGCCTTCGCCCCAATTAAGAGGAGGGCATCAGAGCAGATCGATACACCAGTGTCACCAGCAGCCATTTGAACCCCTCAATGTAAGAAAGGCCATCCTCCGAGAATCCCC